TATTTCAACCACCCCGTCAAGTCGCTCCACCTTGTCTCTGGCAACACGACTGCGGGTGCTGACTGGGATACAGCCTATACTTTCGACAAGACTTCTCTCTACATCAACGGTACAGCTCTGTTCGAAGAAACTTCCGCTATGTACCACCACACAGTCGTACCAGAAATGCACAGCACTGACCTCCCCGACGATGTTCTCGAGGATCTCCCCACGTACACATGGCCATTCTGCATCAACCTCAGCAAGATGCAGCCCACTGGTACCCTTAACTTCTCTCGCATCGATAACGCCAAGCTCAGCCTGACCAACCCATCGGGTGGTAACCAGCTTCACCGTGTATACGCGGTCAACTATAACATCCTTCGTATCAAGGATGGTATGGCTGGTGTCGCGTTCGGTAATTAAAACGCCTAAGTCGTGCATGTATAACTTTAAAATTACGTAAAATGGTAAAGACGAAAGTTCGTAAAACACCTACTCTTGACGCTGTTCGTGGAGTGAAGTATCACATTGGTGAGCTTCTTTCACAAATCAAAGAGGGTCAAAAGTGGAAACGGAAATACAAAAAATTGAAAAAAAGTTTGAAAAAGCCTGTGGTTGTTCCCCCAATTTATACCCGTCGTATCAAGCCACACCTAGAACATCTTGATAACATGTTCAACATATTTGGTGCTTCCCCAAAAATCTGCAAAGAGGCTACAGACATGTGCCATAAACTACAGACCTGTGATGAAATTATGGGTAAACATTCAAAATCTGTCGCAGCAGCAGTGTTGTACACATGTTTCAAACCAGAACTAAACAAGAAAGACATGGCTAAAAGATCTGGAGTATCCATCCCCACGATTACAAAATTGTCCAAAATTATTAAAACCTATGATCCGAATATTATTCAAAGTATTTCAGTGATGCTTAATTGAAGTTTTCAAGTAGTTTTTTGGTTTTTTCATACATTTTCTTACCATAGAAGGTCTTATCCTTCTCTCCCGCCCAAATTGTGAGTCGGTCTTCGAGGAACTCCTTGAACTTATCCGAGTCACAGTTAGATTTGTACTGAACCTTTTCAGCCTTAAGTGCCTGCTCCATAGCAGCTAAACGACTATCCATTGATTGCTTATTAATCTCATCAGGAGTCAAACGGGTAGAGACTTCTTGTTTTTTTCCAAGTGCCATTTATACTATGGACGACCCTATCCTTTATTACTGTAAATCTTCTTGAAGAACCACGTAAAGTTAAAATCCCATGTATAGTAACATGATACCACTTATCATAGCTGGCGCCCTCACGGGAGCTCTCGCATACACTTTCATGGGACAGAACCTCGTGTCAGCCTCTGAAGCTAAAAGGCTTATCAAAGAGGGAAAAATTAAGAAAGTCATCGATGTCCGCACAATCACAGAATGGAGAGCTGGTCATTACCCCAAGGCACTCCACATCCCCGTGGACAAGATTAACGAAAAGACCACCACAGAACTCCCCAAGAAGGGTTTACTCATCTATTGCAACACTAGGCAGAGGGCCAGATTTGCAGCAGAGAAAATAGAGGAATTAGGTTTTAAACAAGTTTATTACATTGCCGGCCCCTACACTACATTACTTTAATCTATCAAGTCTCGGTTTTTCCTTATTCATGAAAACTGTGAGTTGCATAACTTCACCCTCTAAAGTCACGAGTCCATGATTTGACTTTTGGTACTTTGATATTTGGTCAACCCTAGCAAGGTCCACATGTGTCATCTTAGTTTTCGGTGCTTTACTGTGGTGGACAGCAAGAACCGCAGCATCCCTCTTCGTCTCTTTTGGTAGCTGGTCTCCTTCATGACAAATTACAACGTGTGCACCTGGACACCCAGCTACATGCATCCACCAGTGTTTGGGATCACTCGTCATTGACAGTTCATCATTCTCTTTAGCAGATTCACCAACTCGGATAGTAATAGAGTCAATGGATTCATATATCTTCATATGAGTTAATAATACTAAAACTTTATCTCGAATAAATTTAATGCACGTCGTCCTACAACCCAGTCCATCTGTCGCTCATAAATACAGAGTCATTCTACCAAATAAGAGAGCTGTAGATTTTGGTGAAAAACGCATTCAGCATTACCCTGATCATGGTAATCCAAGACTTATGCGTGCACAACTTCTTAGGAAAGGGGCTATCCTTCCTAAGGAGCTGCGAATAGAGAGGGAACCGTATGAGATACACAGGGGAATGTTGAAAGTTGGGGAAAGTTCTAAAGAGGATTGGGAAGATTTCTTCCAGGCTGAATATTGGGAGAGGTGGCTACTCTATACGTACCCTAATGTATCGAAGGCTAAACTGTTCATGACCATGAATCAAGGTGTACTATTTATGCCTCATTCAGAAGATTTATGGTTTACTAATTGCCGGTAGAACCGAAACCACCCGAGCCACGTTCAGTATCCTCAACGATACTAATCTCCTCGATGGGTGGCGTCTCACAACGCTCTAGAACAAGTTGCGCGATGCGATCTCCCTTCTTGATTTCAAAGTCTTTCTCTCCATGGTTGAACAAGACAACTTTGATTTCACCGGTATAATCAGGATCAATAACACCCGCACCAACATTGATACAGTGCTTCACAGCTAGACCTGAACGAGGAGCTACACGACCATATACACCTTCGGGTAAGACCACTGTGATACCAGTGCCTACGAGAGCTCGGCCAGCTTGGCACGGAACCATGGCATCTTCGGAGCTGTATAAATCATATCCCACAGAACGATCAGAACCACGAGTAGGAACAATAGCATCGAAACAGAGCTTCTTGACCCCAAGGGACATCTATTCTTATTAGAACTCAAATCCTTAAGTGGTTGGTTGACCAAATCTAGGGGATATACCATTTTTTATTCGTTGCTTCATGACAAATTGTAATAAAAAACCGAATACGTAGACAAACATCTCATACTTATTTCGCATATTTTTTCTTCTCGTCATCGGTGAGAGCTCTCCACATCTCACCCATTTTCTTACCGATGTCAGTGAATCCCATGTCTGGGTTCTCTTTCACAATTTCGGGTCGAATCTTTTTCACAAAGTTCATGTAGACATTTGGCTTACGCTTAGGCTTGTCGGTCATTATAATTAGAATTAAGATTTAATTCTTAAAGTTGGATTACGTTTAGAATATGTTAACGCACAAATACCACAACTGAAAATGTTTATGAAATACTGACACCCAAGGATGTGTAATTTCGTGTACACACTCTCATATGCATAAAAGTAGGACAAGTACAGTGTCATACATGTTTCACAACCCACCCTGATCAGTAGATTTGACGCATGATACATGTCATTTATTGTTGGATATATGGAACTGTTTCTAGGGGTAAGTCTTCGAATGGTTAATAAAGATGTATCAATTTCAACCAGACCCGCATAACTGAGTATAAAAGCTTCATCTGGATACATGAGGGGTCTAAGAAGAGCTGTCAGGACTACTATATGATGAAGCATTATCAATTTTCTAAACGTATGTACAACCTTTGGTTGAAGCGTTATCCACAACAGGTCGTAAGACATATGTACAGTAAGTGCGTGCGTTAAAAACATCGGATACACCGTGTACCCAAATAACACATCAGCAAGACATAATACAGAGAAAGGTGCGAGAAATGTTAATGAAGCCACATCATGAATAAGAATGGAACGATCCTTATTCATCCTGTGTTAAGAGGATATTTTTTGCACTCAAAGGGTTTCGAACCCCTGACCTCAAGCTTACTAAGCTTGCGCTCTACCACTGAGCTATGAGTGCTCACAGACTTGCCGGGAATCGAACCCGGAATGTTAGATTAGAAGTCCAAAGTGATATCCGTTTCACTACAAGCCTATGGATGCTGAGAGCGGGGTTCGAACCCGCGCGTGCATAGCACAGACGATCTTAAGTCGTCCTCCTTAGACCACTCGGACATCTCAGCAATATCGAGCCTCCCACGCTATTCTATTAACCCATCAAATCTTTAAGCATTTGGGTGGTGGTTCGAAGGCTGTCTTTTCCTTGAGTTCCTTGCGCTGCTTCATCTTCTTGATATCAGCACCCTGGCAATCATGTTTCGTTAGATTGATACAACTCGGACAAAATCTTCCTTCACAGTATTGACAGTCGATAGGGACACCACACTTCTTGCGACACAATTGACAAGGCATTTCTATTCTTAACTTGGATAAAGATTTTAAACCTGTTTAATCAAGAAAATGTCTCTCACTTACGCCTTCAGCAAACCAATCGTCCCTACCGAGTACACTCGTCTCAAGACAACCCTAAAGAAGTCTACAGCTGGATATGGTACGGCTCTCAGTGCTTCGTACTTCATCACACAGGGTGCTGACCAAGGTGTATCTGCTGCTCTAGGTGCAATCGCGTCATATGCATATGTGAGTCTTCTCTCCGATCGGGTGGATAAACTCGAAAATTCGACAATTCAGAAGGAGTTCTTGGCACCCCTCGGTGCCGCCGCTTTTGAAGTGTCGTGGAATAATGCTCCTTTTGCGTTTGACTTTGATTATGGTGCTACATTTGTTGGATTCTTGGCGTATAAGTTTGCACTCTCAACGGTACTGTATCAAATTGTGAGAGAAATGATGATTGGGGACAGCGAAACCTTCTATGACACCGAGGAAAAGGTCTATAACGATCTTAGCGAAGACGACGGAGTTCCCGAGCAATACGCATCACTGCACGAGGAGACGCTTGGTTGATCATCCTCTGGGCATTCGAATTCATATAAGAAACACGTTTATTTACCACATTTTTAACGTTAGCCCTAGCACGCGCAACGGCGGCTGGACTGGGGCTGCGTGGCTTAGGTCTGGGTGCGGGAATCTTGACGGTCATGTTCCTCATAAAGTTGGTGGCAATCTTCTTGTTGAGAGCCTTCTTTTCCGCGCGCTTCTTCGCAGCCACACGCTTCTTAGCCGCCTCGGGGTACAACTTGGCTAGGGGAACATTGTTCATGCTGTTCTTCGCCTTACCCTTGATGGAACCACACAGCTGCTTGACAGTCTTCTTCTCAGTGTTGATACCATACTTCTTGGCAACCTTCACCACCTCATCCTTCTTGTAGAGACGGCACTTGCGCGCACCGAGCTTGAGATCACCCGCCTTGTCTACGGATACAAGTACTGGAGTCATTGT